ATTTATTTAATCAATAAATCTATTCATTTATTTAATCAATAAATCTATATCCCGTCCATCCTTTTTTAGTATCATATTTTCCAAATTGGTCTAATGATTCAAAATGTTTCTTAAATTCAGTTCGCTTTGGTTTGTTAGTTTCTTCGTCATCATTATTTGCTGTAAACCATTCATCAAATTTACGATACATATCAGTTAGATTAATTTTATCACTCATTGAACCAATAATTAAACATTCTTTGATGAATTTACTATAAATATTATTTTCATATTTACATTCATCAGTAGTAGATTTAACACATTCAGGAAATTCTAATTCACGATTATTTTTTACATAATTCATATAATATTTATTGATTAATAAATAAATAAATGGTTCATACCATTCTTTCATTTCATTTTTAAGATTACGATTAATTTTGAATACATTTTTTACATAACGATATTGTTCATCTTCAGGATTATCAACAAATTTGCTATCAAATTTAATAACACAAATTCGTCTCCAAGTGCCACCATCTTTACTTTTAATAGGTGGAATATCATTACAAATTAACCAAGGAGTAAATTGTGGTGTTTTAATTGTCATTTCACTTTGATATAATGTTCTTGAACTTGTTTTTGAACCACCTGTGAATTCTTTAATAATCGCAGTATTTAATTCTTTTCCTTGGTCAGGTTCTTCAAAACTAATAATTCTTTTATCAACACAAGCATAAAATTCTGGACTTGCTGATGAGGATTTATTACGCTCTTGCGTTAAAAAACTAGGACTAATCTTTCCAAAATATTTATTACCAAATGTATCTTCAATAAATTCCATTGTTAATGATTTGGCATTACTACCTGAACCAGTTAATATAGGAAATATTTGATGTAAATTTCCACCTTCTAAACAACTAGCAATGAGTGTTAAAAAGAAATTTCTTTTTTCTTCATTCGTTAATACTTGTGCGAAATATTGTTCTATTTCAAATATTTTTGGATGTTCTAATGTTAAATTTTTATTGTATTTGATTAATTGTTTTCCTTTTGAACTAATATAATCCTCAGGTCTACCATCTCTAAATATCATTTTCTCTAAATCAAACACTCCATTTTGAAAAAGAAATAGTTTAGGATTAGCATCAATATTTTCAGAAAATCTTTCATCATAAAATAATGTTCTTGCTTCTTTCATAATATGGTCTTTATATGGACTTGATTCTAATAATTTAATCGTATCATCATATGGTTTACAAAATTGTTTTAATAATTCTTTACGAGTTTTGTCCATTTCATTTTTAATAGATTTTATTTTACCATTATTTTCTTTCAACATTTTTTCTATTTCTTCAAACTTTGTAACATTTGGAAATTTTTTTTTCATATCTTCATAATTAATTGTTATTTCCTCTTTTTCTTTTTCTAATTCATTTAATGTTTTTTTAAATTCAATTATATCCTCATTATTATCAACATATTCACGATAAATTTTATCTTTTACTTTTTTAACATCATTTACAACCGAATCTGAACCCTGATTGTAATCAATCTTATTTCTTAATTGTAAATCACCATCACTTTGTTCCCAAAAATGTTTATTGTAATGATACCAAATCTTTTGATTATAATTTACACAAAAATATTGATGTTTGTTTTTTTCATATAAAATTTGTGCGAATTTCATATGTGAAGGTGCTTTTACCGATTCTTCTATCGCATTTTTTATTTTATTAAATCCTATTTCTTTAAATAATTCAGGATTATCTTTTTTCGCCCAATAAATTAAACTCCCAATTCCTAAACCATCTTCTCTTAATTGAAATGTATTCCATTGTTGTCTAATCTCTCTTAAAAATACTTCTTCTCCTTTTGAAACTATATATTTTTCATAAATCTGTTTTGAAATGATTGTATTAGATTGTTTTAACATAATTGTTTTCCATATTTCTATATTTTCCATATAATTTTTCACTTTGTATTCATCGTGCTCTTTATCAATTAAATTCTTTAAATTTTCAACAATTTTATCAAATTTCTGTAATGAAAAACACTCAAATAAATATCCAAACTCTCCAATATTATGCAAACATAATCCTAATTCTAACCAAGAACCATAATTTAACGCTCTTTCAGGTGATAATATCGCTACTAATTTTTCAATATAATATTTTTCATAACGACATTTTTCATACATACTCGGTGCTAAACTTTCAACATCATCCATTATCGAATTTTCTTTAATAACTAATTTTGAATTTGTTGTTCTTTTTCTACTTTTTTTCAAATTTAATTCATTGTAACTTTCTAACCAATTCATATTTTTAAATTCATTCTGTTCAATTGTTTTACGAATTGAAAACAATTCAACCAATTCAAAATCACTATATTCATTCTCTATTATTTCTAATTTTTTATTGTAAATATATGTTAATTTATATGGTTCTAAATTCTCTTTTGTTGAACCATACATCAACCATCCATTTCTTTCAATCACTGCTTCATCGACAATATCTTTTAATTCATTCTTTAATGGAATTACATTAAAAATATTCACTTTCTCTAATCCTTCTATCAGTTTATGTCTTAAAAAATGATGAAATTCATATGGTAAAAAAATATATGGATACATTATATGTAAACCATCCTTTAATTGTCCATTTTTACGATATGGTTTATTTCTTTGTGTTACAAAACATCTATAATATTCATCATCTAATTCCACATATTCATTTAAATATAAATGCGTGATTTCAACAATTTTTTTAATTAATGTTTCGTCATATAATCTTTCTGTTGCCTCTGAATCTACATCATAAATAAAATCAAAATCAAATTTCAATATACTATTTTTTTCTACAGGTCTTTCTGTCATAAATAATGGTATTTTATTGGTAAATACTACTTCACGATATCTTAACATAAAATCATCATTAAATTCAATTGGAATATGAAAATTACCTCTTTTATTTTTAATGACGCCCATTGATGTATGAGTTGATGTTAATTTTTCACTATTACTATTATTATTAATACGGAATTGGTCCATATATTTCTCAAATGCTGTCAAAATATTTGTTCGTTCCATTTTAATAATATTACGCAATTAATTTATTTAATAATTATTTATTTAATTTAAGTATTCAATTTTTTTTTTTTTTATAAAATAAAAAATATATATATTTTATTTAAAATAAATAAATAATTACGCCTTTGGCGTAATTATTTATTTTCTTCAACGAAAAAATTAATCAATTAACCAAAGGTTGATTGATTAATTTGTTTTGTTAATTTAACGATTCAAAAAATTAATCAATCAACCTATGGTTGATTGATTAATTTTTTAAATCTCAAATAACCGAAAATCAACATATTTTGCCAAAGGCAAAATATGTTGATGTTTTGTTAAAATAAATAAATAATTACGCCTTTGGCGTAATTATTTATTTTCTTCAACGAAAAAATTAATCAATCAACCAAAGGTTGATTGATTAATTTGTTTTGTTAAAATAAATCAAATGGACTTTTTTTATCTTCATAATAATTTGGCATATTTAATATAAACCATCCTTCACTATATGGTTCTATATTTTCTTTCACATTTTCATTTAATAAATTTAATAATTCATTTTGTTTATTTTGTAAATTATATTTTTCCTTTGATGGACAACTAACATAAAAACTTTGATATGTATTTAATATATCATTATATAATTTGATATATAATTTTATATCTTCTGAGTTATGTGGTTTTTTATTATATTCCCATTCATATTGTATTCGTAAAAATTTATCAATACTTTTCACTAAATCATCATAATTTGTTTGTGTGTAATTACTAATATACAATATTGAATCTAAAAATAATATTATATTCGCATCTAACCAAAGATAATTATATTTGTCTTTAAATTTTTCATATTTATTATTAATATTTTCTATCACTAAATTTCGATTATTAAAATCAATATTTGATATTATAAATACAACAATGATAATGATAATTAATATTTCAAAAATATATTTTGTAATATCACGAAATTTTATTAAAATTATTAATAAAAATAATATTCCACCTAAATAATAAAATCTATCAATTGAATCAAATAATTTAATTTTCTCAAAAAAACTTAGTTTATTAATTTTCGTGACACTATCTTTATTTAAAATACTACTCATATAATATAATTACATTATATTCAAAATAAACAAAGCAATTAATCAAAGAACAAAGATGAAATGGACTATTTACAAAAAAGAGATATGAGCGATATTTTTTTGTTTTTTTTGTTTTTTTTGTTTTTTTAAACTATTTACATTTTGAGTTGGTTAATCTGGTAATAAAATTACCAAGGCGCTACTGGTGGCAAATCGGTGATGTCAATTTCACCAAACAACCAAGCATCATCATCCAAATTGTTTTCTTGTTCCTGTAACAATGGTAACAATCTTGTCTCAACTAGATTTTGATACACATATGTTAGATTGATGCCTTTGCGTAATGAACGCATATTGGAAATGTCCTCGCTCGTGACGAATGCGATCATACGAATTCGTTCCGCCTCAAATTTTTCCTTGGTCATTTTGGATAATCTTTGATGCTCTTTGAGCAATTTGACATAAAGGTCCCAGTGTCCAAATGTTGATTCTTGGACACAACACTCTGATAGATTGACTAGGAAGATGTCAGCATCTTCGCTAAAATCATAACTATCAATTGGCACTTTGGTGTGGTTACACATCACATTGTATTTGGTAATCTGCCAGTGAAAGACAATGTCACGCATAGGGAATGTGCTTGCATCACCCTTGACATACGCAACATTTGGATCTTCATAAACACAGATTTCGTCATAATACAAATGAGTGTCATACATTGTCACATATGTTTCAATGTGAAAATCGCCCATTTGACGAATGTAGTAAAAGAACGACCTACGCTCGTAAATTTGAACAGGCATGACAGGGTTTGTAAGAGCATCAAACTCTGACATTATGACAGGATATGTATTCTCCACAATCTCACCTTCCCAATTTGGCACAAATTGAGTTCTTGTCATCACTCTAGGCATTACACACGGCATATTGAAAAGATGGGAATCTTGTATGCTATTGAGGTAATAGATAAATTTGGTCTTATCTTGCCCATTCAAACGGATAAAATTTTCAATATATTCTGGTTTGATTGCTAAGGCGCGAGGATGTTGAAGCAAAAACTCAAATGGAACATTTTCGTATTCTTTTGGATTAAGAATCACGAGAGGATATAATGTCCAGTTTGCTGATTGGAAGTCCATTGTTTTGGATTGTGTGCTTGTTTGTTGTTTTGCTACGAGTAGCTGATTAAAAAGTTTTACTGCTGTGGATGCTGTTTTGATGGCGATTTGAATGCTGTGGATGCGATGCTGTAAAACTAATTAACCAACTAATAAACATATAATAATTTAGAAATTCAATTTGGAAAAAAAATTTTTTTAATTAATATTTTTTTTTTTCATTTTTGCCAAAATAGTTTGTATATCATTTAAACTTGGAACAACAATATTTGTATTAGGTAAATTTTTTTTAATATTACTTACAATATCTAACTTTTTAATAATAATTTTATGTTTATTTGTATCAAATATTGGTGGCATAGGTGGTGGTGGTGGAATTGGTATCAAATTGTGACAAATATTAATTTGATTTAATTGAATTGTAGTTATATTAAAATCAACAATTTCAGGTTCAATATTTATTGATTTAATTTGATAAATATTCCATTCTAAACCAATATTAGGATTTTCAATATCAATCCATTTCTTATGTAATGCTAAACAAATTATATAATTTTTATTTTCAAAATTCTCTAAAAATGTTTTATAATCACTAATATATTCATTATTTCTAAGATAACATTTTGAATAATTTTCTAGAAATTTTATTTTAATAAATTTTCTTTCATAATTACGATATATAAATGGTTCAAATACCTGTGGTAATTTTTTACATTTCTTATTATCCATTAATTTATATTTTAATTGTTGAAAAATACATTCAAATAATTCTACTTGAATATTGTCATAAGCATTACAGATTTCAAAAGTAATATATGGAAATTCATTTTTAATAATTTTACACAAAGGAGTTTTAATATAAAAAATATCATTTAATTCATTATCAAGAAATATATCATATTCAATTACCTTTTTTTTATGAGAATTAATTACTATTTTATTAAAAACACCATTGACACATTTAAATTGCAATTCATTACACTTTTTAATTAAATTACGATGATTACTATCAAATATATAATCTAAATATTCAAATAACATATTTACTTTATTTTTTATAAAATTTTATTAATTAAATTAATAATTAATAAAATTCAATTTAATTGTCTATTTTTTGGTTTTCTACCTCTTCTCTCAACTTTGACAGGAATATTAACAGAATCATTTGTTGTATAATCATATATATCAAATTTTTTACCTTGTAAATATTCAGTTCCTAAATGTTTCTCAATTCTTTTTGCCTTTTTTTGTGACGGAATTGGAATAATACTTGATAAATCAATATCAACCACTTTCTCTAAATTCTTTTTAATTAAATCATCAAATAAAAATTTAGCATAATCTAATTCCTCTATACTTCTAGCACCTGATAACATTACCTCTCCACTTTGGAATGCTAAAATAGTAATATCACGACAATTACATTTCCATTTCTTTTTACTTTTAATATGTATATCAGAATGACAATTTTTTTTCCATTTTATTTTAATATTAATTCCAGCATAATTACTTGTTTGTAAAATGACAAAATATATACCATCATTTGTTCCACATTCTTGTTTATTATCATTATTATTTTTAACAACCTCATAAATTTGTTCTCTATTCAAATTTATGCCTATGTAATATTGTGCATTCATTGTTGAAATTGAAATTCTATTATCTAATAATTGTAATTGTGAAATGTCCTCTATTTTACCAACAACTTTTAATTTCTCATTTAAAAAAGCATCTAAAATATCTTCACTTTTATTTTCCCAATTACTTAAATCAATATTTAATAAAGGATCTACTTCTATATTACAAATATCACCTTTATTCTTTTTTTTACTAATATTCGATTTTCTTTCATAAAAATATAATATTGGATATTGATTATGAATTTTGATTAAATTTCTCATTACTAAATCACTTACATATTTTGTATCTTCAATACATTTATTGCCTGTATTATTCATACTCCCATTATCATATAAAAACACTGTCACTTTCTTATTACTCACTCTACTAAATATTTCCAATGTAATTTGATTATAAAAAATACCTTTCATTTTAGAATTTTCTTTCTTATGTGGTTTATCATTTTGTTCAGGTTTATTCGTTACTCTAAAATCATCCCAATTATATCTTTTAGACATAAAACGATATTTTTTTGATTCAATTTCATTCTCTTCTAATTCCAAATATTTAAAAAATTTCAAATAATTAACAAAAATATGTTTTATAGTATTTTCTTCATTAAAAATAATTCGACAATTGGTTGTAATTGTTGATATTTTATATTCAGTTGGAAATATTTCTTTCGGCACTAATTTTTTCTTTTCTTCTTCAAACCATTTTAAACAAGTTTGTATCTTTGATGTTTTTTTATGTCCATCTTGTATATCTTGTATCCCTTGTATATCCTCATATCCTTCTATATAGTTTGGTATATCGTTTTCTCTTAATTTACTTAACTTTTCTAATTCATCTTTTGCTTCATTCGATTGTATCGCAATACTTTGTAACAAATTTTCAAATTCTTTAGTATTATTATTTGATAATTCTTCACTATTATCATTATATAAAGAACGTTCGTTTGTTTTTAATAATGATTTAAAAATGTCAATTTGACTATTTTTATATGGTTTCTTAATCAAATGACTTAAATCAATTGGTTCCAAATCTTCTAATTCCATTTCTATTTAAATTTTAATTTTTTCTTTAAATTAATATAATAATCAATTTATGACAAAATTAATATATATTATTATATTGTTACTAATTTTAATATCAACATTATTTATTAATCAATATGAAAATTTTAATGATAAAATTGTATGGAATACAAAGTTACCTGACTATTTAACAACACTTTATAAACCAATTTATACATATGTTTTTTATAATGCTTATCATCGTGATATTATTATTCATCGTAATTTTACTATTGGTTATTATTCATTAGATGGCACAATTGTTAATATTTCTTCTTCATTAGTCATTCCTCGTTCAAATACAATTATATATCCTAATTCAAAAATTACAAACATGTTTAATTCAATAGAAAATCGTTACCCATTACCTTCACAAAAATCAGAATCACAATTTTCTATTTATACAGGTAATAGCACACCAATTGATAGAAAATGGAATTGGTTTTTTGATAATGCATTTAAAAGACAACACTTTGGTAATTGGTTATATTATTGTAATTCATTTTGTGATTATATGACACGTGATATGTTTGAATTTAATCCTATTGTATATCAAAATTTTGAAGAAATGTTTAAAGAATTTTTACAAGGTAAAATAGATTTTTTTATTTCACCAATAAATGATTTTATTAAAAATGAAAAAAGTTTTTCTTTTTTATATTCTAAAGTTTCTTTATTAGGTTATTTAGAACCAATGATTTTTACAAATGATGATAATGATAATAAAAAAATTAATATTTATAAAAAATATTCTTTTTATAATGAATATTTTGACAATTATTTATTCAATAAATTAAAATATAATCGCAATAAATCAAAGTTATATTATGAAAATGAATTATTTTGTTTTGATAATTATCCACAAAATATTGATGTCTTTGGTGTATTAAAATTAAGTAAAATTAATAAACCTAATAGTGTTCCATTTTATTTATTCTCACATTCGCCAAATAGCAAATACGCTCAACAAATATATAAAAATTTAATGGAAAAAATATTTAAAATTGTTGAACACCAAAAAAATAATTATCTTAACATTGTTACTAATAATTTACATCAAACAGAATATTAATTCCATTGTCTTAAAGGTCTCATTTGTATATGATGTCCATAATTAGCAATATCACTTTGATTATGTGAATTATCAATGTATAAAGAATTTGTTTTCGTAATTTTCATTGGCAATTGTTGATAACTTTTCGCAACAAAATATTTCCATTGTGGTAATGGAAAACATAACTCAGTATTAGGACATATATATCCATTTTCTAATACAACACCTTTGTTTATATTCATATTATATATTATATATAATATATAATATTATTTTTTATATACTTTTACTAATTACGCTAAAAGCGTAATTAGTAAAAATCTAGAAATACAAATTAAATCCACCTTCGGTGGATTTAATTTTTTTATAAATAAATACTACTCAAAACATTTTTCTTATATTCTTCACTTTGATATTTATCAATTGTTGGTAAAGATTTATTTTCAATATACATTTTATATCCATTTTCTAAATCATTTTCATTAATCATTTTTCGATGTTTTCTTTCTAAAAAGAATACTCTTAAACTATGAACTACTTTTGTTTTCGACAATAATGTCTCCATATCTCCACCACCAAATGGAAAATTCTTTTCTTGTTCCCTCAATAATCTTTTTAAATATTCATTCCCCCTCTCATTAATCCAATAACCTTGTTGTCTAATTTGTAATTGAAAAATATCATATAATTCTACATCATTATATGGTTCAATTGTATATTTCCAAGGAAATCTTCTTTTCAATCCTTCATTCGCACTAAAAAAACAAGTTTCAATACTATCTTTATAACCAGCAATAATACAAACAAAATTATTTTTATTTTCTGTTAAATTTCTATTAATTGTATCTAAACATTCTTTACTAAAACTATCTCTACCCTCTTTATCTCCTAATGAATATACCTCATCTAAAAATAATACTCCATTATTACAACTATCTATCACTTTTTGTGTTTTAATCGCTGTTTGTCCCAAATATCCAGCAATTAAATCACTCCTTTTCGCAATTACAAATTTATTTGTTTTTACTATTCCTAATTCATAATAAATCTCACATAAAATCTTTCCTAATGTTGTTTTACCACAACCTGGCGGTCCTTCTATACAAGTATGAACCATATCTTGATAACTTTCATGAAATCTTTGAATATAATACAAAATCTGATTTGTAATATTTTCTTTCAGTTGTTTCATTCCAATTAAATGATTTAATTTTCTCAAAATTGGTAACAATCTTGTTAAACGAATTTTATTCTCATTTGTAATACTTGAAAATAATTCTATGTTCTCTCCAACATAAATTAAATCATTTAAATTTTTTATTTGACCTGTAAACACATACATTATAATTTATTTTTATATTCTTATTAAATATATGTTCTTCTTTAAATATTTATTTATTTTATTTTTAAATAATATTCATTCTATTTTTATTCAAAATCATAATACCTGTGGAATATATAATATTCAACCAAATTATATACAATATTATGAATATTCTATGATATCTTATTGTAATCAAAATAATATACTTGAATTAAATTTAGGTTCCACATCTACTCAAAATTATTTAAAACAAAATATTTTAATTAATCATATATTTTATAATAATTCAACAAATAATTTACTTTGGTTTTTTGAAACAAAATCTCATTTACATATTATTTATCGTGGAACTGAATTTAATTCCTTTGACAATTGGCAAAAAAATCTTCAAATTAAACAAGAACCTTATAATTCTATTACTATGAATTGTCACAATTGTTATATTCATAATGGATTTAATGAAATGTATTCTTCTGTTTCTACACCTTTTTTAAATATTTTTTATCCATATTTATTAAATTCTAATAAAAATATTATTATATCAGGTCATTCATTAGGTGGTGCTTTATCTACTTTACTTTATCTAGAATTAAGTTTATACCAACAAATAAATCCTAATAGAATGTTTTTATACACATATGGTTCTCCAAGAGTTGGTAATATTGATTTTGTTTCATTTTTTTATCAAAATTCTTTAATAAAAAATTCTTTTCGTTATGTTAATAACAAAGACCCTATACCACATTTACCACCAGCAATTAAATATACTCATATTCATAATGAAATATGGTTATTAGAAGATAAAATCATATCTTGTTCTAATAAAACTTTAGAAGAAGACATCAATTGTAGTTATTCATTATATAAAGCACTTAATATTTACGATCATATGAATTATTTTGATAAAAAAAAAGAATATAATAATATGTATGAAATTTGTTTAATTGATTGATTGACGATTTGATATTATAAATTTAATATTTTCATACATCTTATCTTCAATTGATACATTTGAATTTTGTAATTCTAAAAATGACAAAGTTTGATGTTGTAATAAATCATTCATATCTATCTGATAATGGGATTCAATGTCAATATCAACTGATAAATAATAATCTTTATCTTTATAATGTAAAATTTGTCCTAATTTATATATTTTATTATTTTTGTTATTCATTATAAAAACATAAAAATTAACTTTATTTGGATTTGAATTTGGTTGAATTGCTAAATAAATATTATAACTCTTTGTTGTTTTAAAATCTTGTGTAAATCCATTTCCATATTTTAATATTATATATTCATAATTTGATTTATAATTCAATATTGTTGAAATTTCTTCACGATCTAATCTTGTTCGATAATATAATTGTAAAATTTCATTAAAAAATAAATATACAATGTTTATATTATTTTTATATTTATCTAAACATTTATTAATAAAATCTATTTGACTATTCATAAAAATATAAATAAATAAGATATATAGAGAACTATATAACTTGGTTCGTAATTGTGAAGATATATTTATATCACGTATTAACATTTCATTAATTAAATGATTACATTTTTCGTTATCTAACATATTATTTTCATTTAACAATCCATTATTAAATTCACATATTTTCTGAATCATATTTATCATTAATTCTCTATTTGATGTATTTAATAAATTCGCTAAAACATTTCCTAAATTTGATTTACCAATTATATTTGCTAAAATTTGATTTAATACATCATTTTGAGTATCTTCTTTTGTTAATGATTTATCTAATTCATTCAAAATATTATCAATAAATGTGTATAAATTCACACTCATAAATTTATATAACAATTTATCAAATAAATTAAAAAAAGATATGTATTTATCTAATATTATATTCATTTTCATATAAGGTATTAATTCTCTTGACATCATTTCATCTATTTTAATTCGTCCTTTATTGACACGATAATTATTTTCATAGTATTCTCTTATTTCATTTAACATATCTTGTAATTTTTCTAATTCTTCTTCTTTAAAATTAAATGCAAATTTATTTAGTTCTAATTTATATTTTCTATTATAATCATCAATTATTCTTTTACATAAAATATTTAATTGATATAAATTATCTACTTCAGGAACAATTTTTTCATCCATTTTATATTTTTGTTTCATTATCATATCATAATCAATTAATGTCTCAATAATAAATTTTTCATTTGGTAAATAAGTCAAAGATTTACTATTTGGCGATGCTGTTAATCTACTTTGTTTTCCAATTAGACCAGAATTTAATAATTCTTCTATTCTACTAAATAAATTAAATTTATTTTCACTTGGTATATTATA